TCCTCCTTTGTTAAAGCCCAGTTTCTCTCGCTGGGCTTTTCTTTTTTATAGGAACTAATTATGCCACTCAAAAAGGGTAAGTCTCAAAAGGTTATCAGTAGCAATATAAGATCTGAAATGAAAGCAAACAGGCCTCAGAAGCAGGCCATTGCTATTGCATTAAGTAAAGCAGGTAAATCTAAATCGAAAAGGAAATAACTATGCCAATGGTCGGAAATAAAAAATATGCTTATACAGCTAAAGGAATGAAAGCTGCTAAAGAAGCTGCAAAGAAAACTGGTAAGAAGATGATGACTAAGAAATCTTATGGGAAGAAGAAGTAATGGCTAAGCCTGGACTCTACGCTAATATCCATGCGAAGCGTAAACGTATAGCTGAGGGCAGTGGTGAAAAGATGAGGAAGCCTGGCACTAAAGGTGCTCCAACAGCTAAACAATTTAAGCAAGCAGCTAAAACTGCAAAAGGAAAAAAGAAATGAGTTACGAAGAAGAATTATATAGAAGATTAACAACAGGCCAAGGTGGATCTGAAGCTAGATATCTAGACAGAATGGGTGCTGATACTCCTGCGGAAAGAGATTTCTTAAAAAAGGTTATGACAGGCGAAAGAGGTGTTGATACTCCAGCAGAGCGTGACTTTTTAATAAATGCTATGGCAACTGGAACACCACAAGCAACACAAACACCTGCACCTACCGCAGGCATGGGTAATATGACTCCAGCTGAACTTGATGCTTACTATAAATCTTTTGCCGATCAGAACATTAATTTAAATCCAATGGGTGGTTTAATTGGTGCTGCTCAGAATGTAGATAAAGCTATCACTAATGCAACTACTGCTCCTGGTATCTTAGGCGATACTCAGTTAAGAAATATTGGCATGGGCAATTCTAATGTATCACCTTATGGATTAGGTTTAGGACAACCTATGTATATCAATCCTAACCAATATGGTTTACTTAATTTTTAATGGCCGTTAAAAAGAAACAAGTTAATCTCTCAGTTGGTAGAGGTGAAAAATTACCTGTAAACAAAGGCGGTGGTCTTACCGCAAAAGGAAGAGCAAAGTATAATAGAGAAACTGGTAGCAATCTAAAAGCACCAGTGACTGGTAAAGTTAAGCCAGGTAGTAAAGATGCCAAGAGACGTAAATCATTTTGTGCTAGATCACAAAGTTGGACTGGAGAACGTGGTAAAGCTGCGAGAGCCAGATGGAAGTGTTAAGCCCATGTACAAAGAGATGTTCATTCTTACCTTTGCATGATGGATCATTTATCTGTGAGGGATGTAGAAGAACTCTAGATGAGATCACTAACTGGTCAAACTATAGTGATGAACAACGAAAAGAAATTATGAAAAGGTTAGACAATGTTACTTAATTATTCAGCACCGAGAATAGCACCTAACATTGTAGCTGCTCCTACGTCTAATTTAGATATCAATTCAATATTAGGATTAACACCAAGCAAATACTCTGGCCTACAATCTGTCGGTGATACTGGTTACTACTATGGTAACAATCGTATGTATGAAGCATATACACCACCGCCAAGCACAGGCGGAGGATTTTATGGAATAATGGGTTATAACAGACCATCATATAATCCAATGTTTGGTTATCAAGCACCATCAAAACCATCTTATGAAGAAGTTACAATAGACGGTCAACAATTTAGAACAGTAAAACCAGATATTGCAGGATTTAACAAAACTGCGTTAAGTGAAGACGATTATCAAAAAGATAGCGTATATTCATATACTCCCTCTATGGCATATGTATATTCACAAGCACCAAAACCAACATACACTCCAACTCCAAGTGTATCTTCATTTTTAAGTGCACCAACAATGCCAAGTTACACAGGTAACTATGGAGCAGGTAGATTTCTTAACACAGGAAATTTATTAGGATTTAACTTTACACCTGCACAAACAACATCATCACCAGGACAGTCTCCAGCAATATAATGTTAAAGATATTTGTAGGATTTGATGGTGAGGTAGAACCAGTTGCCTATCATGTGTTCTGCCAGAGTGTCATAGAAAAAGCAACCATACCAGTTAGCTTTACACCATTAGCATTAAATACATTAGAGAATTACATAGAGACTCATGATGATGGCTCTAACGCATTTATTTATTCAAGATTCTTAGTTCCATATCTTTGTGACTTTCGAGGATATGCACTGTATGTTGACGGTGATATGTTATGCCGTGATGATATTAATAACCTGATTGATGAGATAGATCCATTTGCTGCAGTATCTGTAGTTCAACATAACTATAAAACAAAACATCCTGTAAAGTATTGCGGTAATAAAAACGAAGATTATCCTAAAAAGAATTGGTCATCATTAATGTTCTGGGATTGTGGCCATCATAAAAATAAAAAACTAACTCCAGAATATATTATGAAACACGAAGGTAAACACTTACACAGATTTGAATGGTTAAAGAATGACTTTATAAATCTTGTAGGTGAGTTACCCAAAGAATGGAACTGGTTAGTATCAGAATACGATTACAATCCTGATGCGAAGTTAGTTCATTTTACAATAGGAACACCATGCTTTAATCATTACAAAGATTGTGATTATGCACAAGAATGGTATGAATGTTTAGAGAAATCATTACACCCTTTAGAAGGAATTGTAACAAGTAAATCATGAGTCATTTGTTAAAAAAATTATCATCTCAACGAAGAGAAGATGTAGTGCAAAGAATTTTAAAATTGCCTCAAGATAAACAAGCTGAAGTATTATTATATTTATTAAAACAACCAACCAATACGGAGTTGTAAATGGAAGATAACAGTCACGGAGGAAAAAGAGAGAACGCAGGTCGTAAGCCTGGATCAGTCAATAAAATGTCAATGACGGTAAAACAAAACGTCATTAATGTATTTGATAAGATTGGTGGTGAAGAGCACATGACACAATGGGCTATAGAAAATCCAAACCAATTTTATAATATTTACGCAAAGTTAATGCCTACTCAGTCAGAAATAGGTACAATAGATGGACAAGAATCACCATTAAACGTAACCTTAAACTTTGTGAAACCTAAAGAAGATGACAGAGATCCAAGCTGATTTCCCACACAAACTTGCCTTTCTTGGAGAACCACACCGATATAAAATAGCTTATGGAGGTCGAGGTTCAGGAAAGTCTTGGGGATTTGCAAGAGCACTCATTGCAATGGCAATGCAAAAGCCATTACGAATATTATGTGCTCGTGAAGTACAACGATCAATTAAGCAATCAGTTCACCAGTTACTCAGTGACCAAATACAAGTTATGGGATTCGGTGAATACTTCGAGGTCTTAGAAAATGAGATCCGATGTGTTAGTGGTAGTCGATTTAGTTTTACTGGCCTAGCAAATAACACTGTTGAATCTATCAAGTCATTTGAAGGTGTCGACATTTGTTGGGTAGAGGAAGCTCAAACAGTAAGTAAAAGATCATGGGATATTCTTATTCCAACGATTAGGAAACCAGGATCAGAAATATGGGTAACCTTTAACCCTGACCTCGATTCTGATGATACATACAAACGATTTGTAATTGATACACCAGAAGATGCAGCAGTCGTAAAAATAAACTGGTCTGATAACCCTTGGTTTCCTGAAGTTCTTAACAAGGAACGATTACATAGCAAGGCCACTTCAGATGACTATGACAATATCTGGGAAGGTGATTGTAAGTCAGCCGTTGATGGTGCTATCTATGCTAATGAAATAAGAGAAGCACAAGAGGAAGGTCGAATAACCAACGTTCCTTACGATCCAATGCTTAAAGTTCATGTGGTGATGGACTTAGGTTGGAACGATAGTATGGCCATTATCTTGATGCAAAAAGGCATATCCGATGTTCGTATCATTGACTATATAGAAGATGACCATAGAACATTAGATAGTTACTCAGCACAGCTTAAAGACTTAAGATATAACTGGGGTCAGATGTATTTACCTCATGATGGTCGAACAAAAGATTTTAAACATGGTATCTCAGCAGAAGATATTATGCGTAAACATGGTTGGGATGTTAGAATCGTGCCACGTTTAGATGTAGAGTCTGGCATTAAAGTAGCTCGTATGAACTTTCATCGTTGTTACTTTGATAAGTCAACAGAACGATTGATTGAATGTCTCAAGCATTACAGACGTAACATAAGTAGCACAACCAATGAACCTACTGCACCATTACATGATGAATATTCTCATGGATCGGATGCGTTTAGATATCTTTGTGTTTCCGTTGACGGTATGTCAAACGAAAGTTGGCAACACAATGAAATAAAATACAATACAATGGGAATAGTTTAATGGCAGAAAAATTTACAGATGAAGAGTTATTGAGTCAGATAGACAATGAAGAAAACATTGCCTATGGTATTAATGACTCTCAACTATCAGCAGAACGTGCTGAAGCAATACAATTTTATTTAGGCGAGCCTTTTGGCAATGAGATTGAAGGCCGTTCTCAAGTTGTATCTTTTGACGTTCAAGATACCATTGAGTCAGCATTACCACAGCTACTTAAAGTGTTTGTATCTGGTGATGAAGTTGTTAGATTTGAACCAAAGAATCCAGAAGATGTAGAAGCTGCTAACCAAGAAACAGATTACATTAATCACGTTGTTATGGAAAAGAACAATGGGTTTGAAATATTCTATGTATGGTTTAAAGATGCACTTCTTTCTAAAAACGGTTATGTAAAAGTCTACTACGAAGAAGAAGATGATGTAGACGAAGAAGAGTATGAAGGTCTAACAGATGAACAGTTAGATATGTTGGTTGAAGATGATAACGTAGAAATATTAGAGCACGAGGCTTATCCTGACCCATCTGTAAAACCAATGCCAATGACACCTCCAATGATGACTGAAGGGCCAAATGTTCAGCCTATCAATGGTCAAGGTGTTGAGATTGACATGGAAATGCAACAAGCATTTATGCAACCCATGTTACATGATGTTAAAGTAAGAGTAACAGAAACAACAGGCCATATTAGGATTAAAAACGTAGCACCTGAGAACATGATGATCTCTGTGGATGCTACAGGTAACTGTCTAAACTCAGCACGTTTTGTTCAGCATCGTGAATTGATGCACCCATCAGAAATAGCAGAGCAGTTTGATGTTGATGAAGATGAACTTAATACCATTATGGCAGAGCAAGATGAGTTTGAATTAGAATCTAATGCTCGTGATATTTATTCAGAACAATATGATCGTGCTATAGACTCTTCAGAATTATTAGTTCGTGATACATACATTAAAGTAAATGGTGAACGTCATCGTTATGTTGTTGTAGGCAACAGAATTATCTATCGTGATGAGTCATGTGAAATTGTACCTTTTGCATCTATCACACCAATGCTTATGCCACATAGACACATTGGTCGTTCATACACAGATTTAACTCGTGATATTCAACTCATTAAATCTACATTGATGCGTGGTCAATTAGATAATATGTATTTATCTAATAATGGTCGATATGCTATATCAGACAGAGTAAACCTAGACGATATGCTCACATCAAGACCTGGTGGTATTGTTCGAGTACAAGGTGAGCCTGGTACATCTATCATGCCATTAACTCATGCTCCATTCCCTCAAACATCATTCCAGATGGTTGAATACATGGACAGTATGAAAGAAAAACGTACTGGTGTGACTGCTTACAATCAAGGTTTAGATGCTGATTCATTAAACAAAACTGCATCTGGTATGCAACAAATTATGTCAGCTGCTCAACAACGATTAGAGTTAGTCGCTAGAACATTTGCAGAAACAGGTGTAAAGAGTTTATTTATGTTAGTGCATCGTTTAGTGAGAAAAAATGTAACTAAACCTGACATTGTGAGAATTAGAAATAAATGGGTAAACATTGATCCTCGTGAATGGAAGAATCGTAAAGACTTGTCTATCTCTGTAGGTTTAGGAGCAGGTAATAAAGATCAACAACTCATGCACCTCAATGCTATTTTACAAATGCAAAGAGAAGCATTACAAGTTGGCCTTACATCACCAGAAAAAATCTACAATGCTTTATCTAAATTAACACAGAACGCAGGCTTTAAAGATCCTGAAGAGTTCTGGAACAATCCTGCTAATATGCCACAAGGTGCACAACAGCAACAACCTAATCCACAAGAGCAATTAATCCAAGGTCAATTAGCGATTGAACAACAAAAAGCACAAGCTGATATGCAGTTAGAAGCACAGAAAAATGAAGCTGATATGAGGCAAGAACAATTACGTTCAGAAAATGATATTATCATTGAGCGTGAAAGAATTGCTGCACAAGCTGAGTTAGAAAGATACAAGGCACAATTAAAAGCAGAAACTGACTTACAAATTGCAAACATAAAGGCACAATATGGTAGATAAAACATTAGAAGAAATTAAACGTGGTGAACAAGCACAAAAGATTTTAGATAATGAAGTATTTAAAGAATCATTTACTGCGGTAAAAGATCACATTATAGAAGCAATGCAAACATCTCCATTAGGTGATGAAACAACACACAATCGTTTAGTCATTGCTTTACAAGTATTAGGACAAATCGAGAAATCATTAACCAATGTAATGCAAACAGGTAAGCTTGCAAAGATACAAGTTAATGAACCCATCAGAGCAGTCAAATAGAA